CCCGCGACGGGCTTCTCGATGCGGCGCTGATAGATATGTGGCGCGGTGCCATAGGCTTTGCTCAGCGCGAACTCTGTCGTCTCGCCATCCCCGGTGCCAATCAGCTGGTCCATCTCGGACACACCCTGCGAGGGAGCGCAGGATTTGTAATCCGCCCAATCCTTGAACCGAAACCCGTAGAGCCGCCCCAGCCGCGCCTCAAAGAAAGCGACCACCGCGTGCAGATCATCCACGCGGCGGATCCCGTAGCTAACATCGTAGCGGCGCCGCGAGGCGGACCAGCTGGCGTTGCGCTCCTCGCGGCCCGATGCCAGCTCAACAATCTGCGTGCGCCGCTGCGGTCCGCTGCGTGCACCGCGACTGATGTTGTCGGGGAACTGCACCTCGTGAAACGCCATTACATGCCCCTCCGGCCCATGGAGACCGCGCGCGAGATATCGGCTGCGACCTGCGTGCGCGATTGGCGGAAGCTCTCGGCGTCGCGGGTCTGGATCGATATATTGACGACGGGGGCGCTTTCGCGCGGTCCACCCGCGCCGCTGTAGCTTTGGGCTTCCCGGCGGTTGAGCACCCGCTCACCGCGCTGCAGGATCGCCGGGACCTCGTCGGATTTGAGCCCGGCCCAGCCACCGTTGTGCAGGCGCGGCGCGTTGGCGAAAGCCATGGCCGGGACCATGCGCGAGGGCGCAGGACCACCGACCATACCGCCCTGGTGGAACACACCGGCAAACATTCCGCCGAGATTTCCGAGCGCGCCGGAGAGTGCATTGGCAATGGGGCCGAGGATGAACTTGCGCGCGCCGAGCTTGGCAAGGTCCGCGATCATCGATGTGACAAGGCCTTTGAAATCCAGCTTGCCGGTCTTAACGAAGTTACCGATTGCGTCTTCCGCACTTTGAAACGCGCTCACGAGCACATTGCCGATGTCCGCTCCCACATCGCGGGCTTTGTTGGCATATTCGCTGACCGCATTCACCACCGCCTGCCACCCTGTGGCTGCTGCGTCCGCACCCTCGGCTGCGTCTGCGCCTGCCTGCTTTGCCGCCCCGCCTGCGCGCCCGGCCTGCTCTTCGGTGTCCGCGAGTGCGTCGTTGAACCGATCCGCCGAGGTTGCAGCACTTTCGAGCGCTGCCGTGCCTTCATCACCTGCGCCAGAAACTGCATCCTTGAGGGCCTGCCATGCCGTCATGGGCCGCGAGGCAGCATCCGAGAGCATGCCCGCTGCCTCGGAATACCCAGACGCCCGGCCGCGCGCGTCGTCTGCCATGCCGCCGAAGAGATCAGGCGCTTGGAATGGATTGTCCGAGAACGCGCTGTCGTAGGCCGCCCGCGCGCGGTCTCCAAGATTGACGGCTTCGGGAACAACCGATTGCCACGCGGAAAGATCAGGCGCAGTGATGGCCCAATCCGGACGGCGACCGCCAAGGGTCAGCACGGTGTTGATCGCCTCCGTGATGCCCGCGATCCCGGTCTCCATCACCTCGACGAGCCCATTGATGGCAAGCGCGCCAACGCGGTCAAACACATCTGGCAGCGCGCCCCAGATCGCCTGCACCGCAAGGAACGTGCCCTCAAAGGTATTGACGGTGCTGTTTGCCCAACCGACCACCGCCTCAGTGGCCGATTGCAGCCCGTCGTAAATACCAGCCTGCGCCGTGGCCCAACCGGCTTCGACACGCGCCCAGGCGGCATCCGCGCTGAGCGACACCCGGTCCCAGACCTCGACCGCCACGTCTTTCAGCAGGTCCATCGCGTTGCCGAACCCACCGGCACCAGCAACCAGGCGGGTGAACTGATAGACCAGCTCGCCCGCGCCGACGATCAGTGCGCCGATGCCGGTGCGGATCAACGCGGCCCGCAGGAAAACCAGACCGGTCACCAGTCCACTGACCGAGAACGTCGCGGCCACAAGCCCGGCCACCCACCGGCCTGCCATCACGCCTGCAAAGGTCACAGCGTATGTGGTCAGCCGCCCGATATTCTCAAACAGACCCTGAATGGCACTTCCAAGAGGACCGGTTGTGCGCGCCATGGCCGCCAGCGCATCCGCCACTGCTTCAAGCGCGGGTGCTGCGGCCACCGCCAGCTGGTTCGAGACGCCGCGCCAGATCAGACCGAGGCGGGAGATTGCGTCATTTGTGCGCTCGATTTGGTCCGCGTCCTGTTCGGAGGCTACGATGCCAAAATCATTCACATCCGCGGTGGCCTGGCGCAGCGTTGCAGTATCAATGCGGGTGAACACGAGGGCTGCGCGATCGCCAAAGAGCTGCGAGGCGACAGCGGCACGCTCGGCCTCCGGCACGAATTCTGCCAGCCGGTCCTGGATCAAAGCGATGCGCTGATCGAGCGGCAGGCTTTGCAGCGCGCTGACAGACAGACCAAGGCGGTCAAGTGCATCGACGGCAGGCCCAGCACCTGCGGCTGCCTGGCTCAGACGCCGTGTCAGCTGCACTGTGGCCTGCTCGACATTGCCCATGGAGACGCCCGAGAGATCAGCGGCACGCTCAAGCACCTGCAGGCTTTCCACGGTTGTATCCAGCGACTGCGCCAATTTTGCTGTCTGGTCGATGGTTTGTAGCCCCGAGCGGATCATAGCAGCGCCTGCGAGAACCACTGCCGCACCAGCCGCCGCGGCCGCGATCTTGGCCCGGCGCGTGAAGGCCGCAAGGCGTGCGTTTGCAATATCGACCTCGCGCGAGAGCCGACCGAGGCCACGGGCACCGGCGTCGCCAATGCCGGTCAGTTCCGCCTTGACCTGTCGTCCACCAACGGCTGCGAGGCGCACGAAGACGCGTTTATCGGCCATCCTGGGCTCCAATCTGTTCATTCACGCGTTTGACCATGACGGCTTCGATCTCGGGCAGCAGTTCCATCGCCACGAGGCCGTTGATGCCAAGGGCACGCGCCATTGCGAGCGCAGCACCCATGTCCCACCCGAGGATTGTCTGCTTTGTGGCGCGCAGCTGGCCGCCGAGGCGTCCAACCAGGTCCCAGACCTGCACGCCCTCGAAGGTTTGGGGACGGTTTATTTTGGCTGGGCACTCCGGGCACGGGACTTTGCAGGCCCCGCGGGCTTCGTAAGCCTCGAGGGCTTCGCAAGCCTCGCAGTATCGATCGCCCCCGCTGAAGTGCCAGTCAGCAAGGGCGCGGAGACGTTTTTTTCTTGATCCAATACCAGTGCTTTGGCGACGTAGCCCGCCTGGAAGGCCTCGAAGATTGGATAGATGTCGAGCAAGGCATCGACACCTTCGGGGGTGAGGTCCAGAACGTTGCCGTCCATGTCGCCGACGCCCTCCCATTCCACCACGGCGCGCCGCCCCAGCGCTTTGGCAAAGACCAGCGCACGGTCCTCGTTGCTGGCGTCCTCGGGGAGGGCTGCAATGCTGGGATCGTTGCGGGTGGTCACCATCAGCGCGGTGGTGAGCGGGAGCAGGCGCACGCGGACGCCGGGGGCGAGATCAAGCCAGCGCGGGTCGGTCGAGAGGTCAAGTTTAAGCATGATCAATAGGCCTCCACGCCGTTGATGAGCGTGACGGTGCACATGCGCCCGGTGACTGCGTCCTTGGCGGCCTGCCAATCGAAGGTCGCCTGCACGCCCTGCGGCCCGCCGATCTCGACGCGCGGACGCGGGAGGTAAACGGAATGCGCGGTGAAGGTCAGGCTCTCGCCGGTGGGCAGACTGTAGGCGAACTCAAGAGCGCAATCGGTGCCGTTGATCGCCTGGTCCATCAGCGTGGTATCGGCAAAGCGGACCTCCATGCTGCCTGAGAGCATCGCCATGGAGGGATCGGCCCCGTCGATCTTGCCGTCGGCGCGGATCGTCTCGATACGGTCCAGATTGTTGCCATAGGTGATCTGGGTTGAGACCACATTCCCCAACGCTACCCCGTCGCGCGTGACTGAGCCGTTGAAGTGGCCAAACCGCTGCAGCGCGATCTCGGTCGGTGTGCCCGCGCCGGTGGTGGTCGCCGGGGTCTCGCCCTGAGCAATAAGGCTGACGGAGGCGGTCAGCAGGCCGGAGCGTGTCATCTGCCAGGACAGCTGATCCACCACGCAGCCCGCGTACATCGCGAAGCGCGGCACTTCTGGCATGCCAATCTCGATGGCGAGGCTTGGAAGGGTCCAGCTGCCCGAGCGGAACTCGTGGCTGTAGGGAGCCTCCGCGCCGGTCGTGGTCGGATCGCCAAAGGTGGCCTTCAGCCAGTACCCAAAGCCGATCGCATCAATTGGGACCACCACGTCGCCATCGCTGGTCAGCGCGTCCTTGATCGGCGCCAGCGGATCCCGGCCATAGCCGAGCAGCTCGGACTCGAGCAGTGGTTGCTCTGCGCCAAGCGTCGAGCTGGCGAAAGGCATCTTGACGTAACCGGTCTCGGGCGGCGTGCCGTAAACGGATTCAAACGCGAGCGCCATCTGCGCCCGCGCCCCTTGGGCTCGTGCCATTGTATTCTCCTCAAACTATGCGGTGGGTCAGGCTTGCTGTTTCGGTCGATTGGTCAGCCCAGTTGTTCAGGCCAGCGGGTCTGACGTTGAATAATGCAGGACCACCGGGATCACCGCCGCCTTCAGACTGGCCGCACCCTCGACGGGCAGATCCACGGGCTGCGGCGCTTCGGCCTCGACCCAGTCACACCGCCCACCGAGCGTGCGGTCTGCACGGATAACAGCGCCGATCTGCGCGCAAAGATGCGCGAATGCCGTGTCACGGTCGTTGCCTTGCACGACAGCCTCAATCTCGGCGCGGTGCTGGTAATGGTAGGTGAGCGGCGAAAGTGTCGCCGCAGGATCGC